AGGAGGAATAATGATTATTTTTGGTAAAACTAAAAGTGATTGGAAAGCATTAGAATTACATTACAGACGTGAATGGGTTTGTTTTGTAATTGGCTTTATAATCGGAATAATAATTTAATTAACATATTATTAAGGGTGTTCGTACATTTCTTTGTAGGACACCTTTAATTTTTTATACTTTTCTAATAATTTTAAATACTTTAATTTCCATTGATGCTTAATTTTAATTGATTTGGCTTTTTCTTTTTTAGCTTTATCTAATTTTACCATAAACCCTAATAATAGGTTTTTACCTACGCCCTTGACCGTTGTACTTTTTGAAGGATAGCTTTTCCGATTTGTTTTTTGATTTCTTATGAACACGTGGCCTCTTTCTAGGTTTATCTCTGGGTATAAAATTACTAAAGTTTTGTTTTGCCATTTACTTTTTCATTTAAGACTTTTAGATCAATGATTTGTTTTAAAGTGTCAATTTCTTTATCCTTAATTTCAATTTCATCTTTATATGATGTAGTCATCTTTTGTAATGCATCTAACAAAAATCTTATTTGATGCATACCCATAATCTTAACAGTTAAAAACAATTTAGTTTCATTGGGTGTCATTTTAACAGACGCTTTACCATCTTTAATAACAGCATAACCATTTTTTACCATTTCATTATCAAACTTGCTTATCCAATCAATACCGTCAATGTTTAACATTGCATCAACTTTATGAGCATCATGTTCGTTTAGTATTTTATATAATTGACCTATCATTTCTTCTCCTTTTTTAATTATAGTTTTATTATCCATTGGACTTTACCATAGTTAATGTTTCATTCAATAGTTCTTTTTGTGTTCCCCATTTTTCAGTAAATGATTTAGGACTATAATGATAAGCAGCTACCCCTTGTCTGTGGTGTCTTGGACATAATGGAATAACCTCAAAATTACTTGCTTTGCGCCCAATACCCGTCTTATCCTTAATATGATGTAATTCAGCAGGGCTGTCAGGGAAACCCATCTTATTACAAATTAAACAACCAAGACCCGCAACTATAGACATATGTAGTTTCTCTTTATTACTTTTTGTACGTTTCATATTTATAATCTTTTTCGTAAAATTTTTTAGTAGATAGATAAGTCAATTTTTTTATATTTTTTGAGGGTACAATCATTTGATCTCCAACCTCATCAGCTTGAAACGACATAGTAAATATATGGCTGTCTTTATCTTTTTTAATAAGATAACCTTCCGTAAAACACATAGACGGTTTATCTTGTACAGCCTCTTTAATTGATTTCCATTCACAGCTACCACACGCATCCTCCCACCAACATTCGTATCTATCAAACTGATACATAGGGATTTCTTTTATCTTTTTCTTTTTAGCCATTCTTATTCAAACCGTATGCTTTTGCTTCTCTCATTTGATTAATCATTTTTGTTTTCCATGTTTCAAAATTAATTTCAATCATTTTCTTTTCCCAATTCCATTTAGCTTCTTCACCTACAGCTTTAGCTAGTTCATCAATATGAGTTTTGTATCTATCATCAGATCGTGCTTCACGTTCTTGTGCGTTCACACTATCTAATTTACCCGTATTGGAATTTATCATTTTTTCTTTCATTATCACAGCTAATAATATTTTACGACCATGCTGCAATCTTTCTAGGTTTTGCTTGGCTTTTGCATGATTGCCACCAATTTCTCGTAATTTATGCATATGTTGTTCTGTTATTTCTTCACTCATATTGATAACTCCTTCATGTTGTATGATTTTGCTCTTGCTATATTACAATGTTGTATAAAACCCATTACCTCTTTACTTGTAGCAATTGGAAATACTTTTTTACTATGAGGAAAATGGCCAAACTTTCTTTTAAATGTATGACTAGCCCAACCCTCTTTGAAACCTTTTTGTTTAGAGTAGTAAAGCAATTCAGCATAAAATTTTTGCTTGTCATCTACATTTGGTTTCATTTTAGGTAGTTCAATTAATCTACCTTGCTGAATTAAAATAGCTTGTTCTTTTTTAGTTGGTACAAAACTACAATTAGGACACTCTGGTTGTTCTTTTGTAGGTTTATAAACTGTATCACACTCTACACAAGTAAATGGTTGTTTCTCAATAGGCTCTATTATTTTCTTTTCACGTTCTTTTATTTTAGAATAAGTTAGTTCCCAATTAGGTGCATCTTCTGGAAAGCCATGCTCATATACACATCCAGAATGATCTATGATAAGTGTATCTTTTTTATTTTCAGCAGGCCTTAATGCTCTACCTACCATCTGTAAATACATAGAATAAGATTTAGTAGGTCTAGCTATAATTACACATGAAATTTTTGGTTTATCCCAACCCTCTGTCAATACCATACAGTTGGATATTATTTTTATTTTATCATCATCTAAATCTTGTAATACTTTTTCCCTATCAATTTCTTTCATCTCTCCATCTATATGGCCTGCAGGTATTCCATTTTGATTAAAGATATTAGCAATGTATTTAGAATGTTTAATAGATGAACCAAATACTACTGTTGGCCTATTCTCACCGTGTTTCATCCAATGAGATACAATATCTCCTACAAGTTTAGGTGTGTTCATTCTTTTATCTAATTCTTTTTTTTCATAATCTCCTGCCATAATACGAATATTTTGTAAGTCTGGTATTGATGGTGCAATTATTCTATTAGGAACTAAATAACCTTTTGCTGTTAGTTCTTTAATCGTACCGCAGTTGACAAGTTCTTCATAAATATTACCAAGACCACGCCCATCATTTCTACATGGCGTTGCAGTTAAACCTATAACCCAAGCCTCTGGATAAGCCTTAATTAAATCTTCAAATGTTTTAGATGTACTTCTGTGTGCTTCATCTAAAATAATTACATCTGCTTGTGGTTTTATAAAATCATCATTATCTTTTCTGGCTGCAAATGTTTGAACACTTGCTACTTGTACATCAGAATAAACACTACCACTTTTACCTGCCATAATAACACCATGTTTAATTTCAAAGTCTGCAAGTTTTCTACTGCATTGCATTACAAGTTCACGTCTATGGGCTACAAACATTCCAAATCTATTATTTTTAACTAAAGCCTCCATCATTGAACAAGCGATAACAGTTTTACCACTACCCGTTGGTGCAACTAATAATATTTTCTTTTTGCCTTCTTTAAAATGCTGTCTAATATCTTCTATTGCTTTCTTTTGATAATCTCTCAATAAATTCATTAATATCTTCTCCATATATCTTTTAATTGAAACATAACTTCATTAATATTTTCTGGTGGTACACATGAATTAGCAAACTCAATTGCTTCACCTTTTGCGTACTCAAATGTTTCACCACGTTTTTTTATAGCTACTAAAATTTTAACTAATTGTGCATGGCGTTCACCTGCATTAATTCCATATCTTAAAGTACCCGTGTACTTACCTTTATAAGTTGATGGAGTATAATCCATTTTAATAGTTTTTTGTTCTGGCCTTTTTAATTCTAGGCCTTCTTTAATTTCTTTCATTGTGTAAGGCTCTGCTGTTGTGCATTGTAATATTTTTACAGGGTATGGTTTTTTCTTATGATGATAAAAACCTGCAACTCTCATAATTCTAGGCAAATCTTTTACAACGGGATCAGAATTAAATTTAGCTGCCAATGCTTGCTGATACAAAGTAAAAGTTTCTAAAGGCATATCTTTAACTAACCAATAACAATGGTATTTTTTAGGCGAGGTATTTACAATCATACTTGGAGGAATACCAAAACTTTCTGGTAGTGGTGTACCATCTAAATCTATAAACACAGACCTAATTTTTATAATGTTTTTAGTAGTTCTTCCAAGACCATTAGTTTCATTAACTGTAAAATATACGCCTGCACCTTTACTGTTAAGTTCAGCTAACTCATTAAAATGTAATTTAAGACTACCATGTAATTGTTTAATCAATCTTTTGTTTAATCCTTTATCATCAAATGTTTGAAAACTATGGTGTTGGCCAAAGTAATCTAAAAACATATGGTAATGAGAAGTTTCGTTATAATTATTCACAAGTAAAACCTACAAATAATTTACCATCTTTTGTATAATTTCCTTGCCATACATCATCAGATGCATTTATATATGTTGTTGTTTTTTCTCTAATTTCATTTCCAAATTCACCACAACTTTTATACAACGGTTTAAGTATTTCTATTTTTTCTAATTCACAAGTTGAACAAGCTAATATAAATATAATTATTTTTGTCATTTACTCTCCGATAAACTTTCTTCTTTCCATCTAATTTTAGCACCAAGTTTTCCTGCAACCGATCTACGTTTTCTATTTTTTACTTGTTCTTTTCTTTCTTCTTCCGCTTGATTACAAATAAGATATTTTATTCCATCCTCTTTAATTTCTGTAAATAGATGTTTTATTTTTGGAAAAATTTTTTCTATTTTTTGTAATCTACATCCACACATTTTAGATAATATTTCTAAATCATTTAGTATCTTAAAACTTCTCCAACAATGACAAAACAATAAAATGTATGCACCTTGTTCATCTAAAGATAACTTCATTCTATTTGGGTCTGTGATCCAATCTTGCGCATAGAACTGAAACGCAGGTGATTGTTCATCCGTGATTGATTTTCTCATATATATAATTCCTTAAGTTTAGTTAATTTTATTTTTAGACCAAAAAGAAATGGTTGTCAACTGGGGTATCTTGGGTGCAGTTGAAGATGAAGGTGAAGTTGAAGGTGAAGATGAAGATGAAGGGCTATTTTTTGCCATTAGCAAAACGATAGCAGACGTATGGCAGACTTGTAGCATTGCTATAGCAAACGTATGGCATTGCTATGGCATTGCTATACAGTTTTGTTGTTAAATAAGGGGGAATTGGGGTAGAAAACTAAACTAGAGAGTTAAAAAAAAACTACCCCAAAACCGAAGGTATATTTTTACGCTAAATTGTGGATGCGCTACGCCTACCTTAAAGGCGCAATTTGTAAATCTGGTCTAATATATTCTATATCAAAATCACCAAGTTTTGCAATCTGATATGCACGAAAAGGAGGTACAACTTTCCATTTAGATACAGCAGGGTGAGATATACCAAGCATTTTAGCTAAATTTTTACCACCGTATTGGTTGACTACTTCTTTTTTTCTATCCTGTGCTATTTTATAATTGCTCATTCATATTCCTTAATTTAGATAAGTATTTACATTGTTCTTCTGTTTGAATACCTTTATCTGTTAATTTTAAAATGCTTTCTGCCTTATTGTAATGCTCTGGTATTACAGATGATCTATCTAAATTGATAATTTCTTTTTCAATTCTTTTAGCTTTAGCATCTAACTCGTCAATTAATTCATTTAATATTGTAGCCATATCAAAATTTATACAAATTTATTAACAGAAGTCAATTAATATTTGACATTGGTTAATTACTGTGATTTAACCCTAGTTAATCAATAATAAATATATAAAAAAAGGAAAAAAGACATATGACAAGTATAATAGCAGGAAGTGGAGATGCACCACGTTATCCAAGTGTATCAATCGGAGTACATAAAGCAAGATGCGTAAAAATCATTGATTTAGGTACACAAAAATCAGACTTTGACGGTAATGTTACATGGAAAAGACAAGTATTAATTATATTTGAAACTCCAGAAGAACATAATAGTGAAGGTCAACCATTAACAATTAGTAAGTTTTATACTTTATCACTACATGAGAAAGCAAATCTTGGTAACGATTTAACATCATGGAGAGGTAGAGCATTTAGTGAGGCTGAAAAACAATCATTTGATATTAGTAAATTATTAGGTGTAAGTTGTTTATTAAATGTAATGGATAAAAATGGTAAACCAAAAATATCATCTATTATGCCTATGAAAAAAGGTGATCCAATTGCTGAACAAATAACACCTAGTGTTGTGTTTAGTATGGAGGACTTTCAAGCAGGTAAAAAAGAAGTTTTTAATAACTTGTCAGAAGGTATTAGAAATATTATTTTAAGATCAAAAGAGTTGGAAGGCATGAACCAAGATCAAGGTGATGAAGGTAATGGTGCAAGTGTCGGTGATAGTCCAATACCATTTTAATGATTATTACAAATAACTCAAACTTACCTAAAGTAATTGAACGGGCTGTTAAGAATGACCCCTACGATAGTAGTGGTTCAGATATTTCTTGCACCCGTTTAATTGCGCCCCCTAGAATTAGGGTCTTGCAAATGAGAAATAATGATCTCATAAAAGAGGATGTATCTGATCGTATATTTTCTTTATTAGGGCAATCAGTTCACCATATTATTGAACGTGCAAAAGTACCTCAAGATATTGCTGAACGTAGATTGTTTTATAAAGATGATAACATCACTAACGGTTGGACATTATCTGGTGCATTTGATTTGCTTACAAGTGACGGTAAACTTATAGATTTTAAGTGTACTTCTGCTTGGTCAGCACTTGATGCTTTGACTAAAGGTAAAGCTGAATGGGAACAACAATTAAATGTTCTTGATTTTCTTTGTCGTAAAAACCAAAAAGATTTAACTAGGTATAAGAAAACACTTAAAGTTAAATCATTATCTATCATGGCCATATTAAGAGATTGGTCTAAAATGCGAGTAATGCAATCAGACAACTATCCACGTAAACAAGTTGTTATGATACCTATTCGTAAATGGTCAGAAGAAGAACAAGATGCGTTTGTTAAAGCTAGAATAAAACTACATCAAGACGCTGAACAAATGAAAGAACTACCTTTATGTACAGCTAAAGAAAGATGGCGTAAAGAAGATCAATTTGCTGTTATGAAAGATGGTAGAAAATCTGCTTGGCGTTTATTTCCTACAAAAGAATTAGCTAAACAATTTATCGTTGGTGAAAAAATGATAGAAGGTAAAGGCTGTTCTATTGTAGAACGTAAAGGTGAAGATGTTAGATGTCAGCACTATTGTAGTGTTAATGAGTTCTGTTCTCACTTTATGAATGTAGCTTTTTAATGAGTGCTTTAAAGAAACAAATTGGGGGTGACCATTATAAAAAGATGGTCATCCAACCTGCTAAATTTATTAATGATAATAAACTACTTTTTGCAGAGGGAAATGCCATTAAATACATATGTAGGCATGGCTCAAAAGGTGGCCTACAAGACATAGAGAAGGCCATACACTACCTTGAAATGATTAAGGCTAGGGATTACTCCAAATAAAAAAATAATCGCTATTAACCCTTGTTTTTGATAAAATACGTGGTTATGAATTATAAATTTACAGCTTTATTAGTTATATTATTTTGTTTATTAGCTTTTTTTGGAGGGCCAGCAACATGAGAGATAATAAAGTATTAGAACAGTTTAAAAAACATACTGAAAAAAAACTAAAAGAGATGAATATATTTAAACTTCTTAAAAAAGAAGTAGATTATGGTGCTAATGGTACGCAACATTATGTTATTAAAAAAGGTGTAAACAAAGGTCGTATTGCTAAATGAAAATTAATGAAAATACATCCGTAAGTATGCCAGTTAAAAATATGATTGGGATTGTTGTAGCAGTTGCTATGGGTGTGTTTGCATATACAGAAGTTACAGCAAGACTAACATCATTAGAAACTTCAAGAGAATTATTTGAAAATGATTTGCTTAAAAAATCTGAACAAGTACCAACAGATCAAGAACAACATTTTTTAATTGAGGATTTATACAAGTCCGTAGAGAAAATGGAAGAAACTCAAGAAATGAATATGACTAACAAAGTTAATATAGAATTTTTAAGAGAACAATTAGATAAAGCATTAGAAGATATTGAGCATTTAAAAGATAAAGTAAGAGCAAATGGAAATGGAACACACTAATGCCAGAGTTAATTATAGCTTTACTTATGATTGTAAATGGAGAAATAAAAGAACATAGAATACAAGAAAGTATGTCAGAATGTTTAAGAGGTAAAAGAATTGCTATGCGTACTATTAAAAATAATAATGTTCAATACCAATGTATTAAATCTATGGCAGAATTAGAATTAAATATAGATAATAGTAAATCAATTAAAAAATTAATACTTGAATAATGAAAACATTAATTCTTGTATTACAAATGTGTTCTACTATTGATGGGTCTTGTTCTACTGCTATTAATCATCAAAAAGTATTTAATAATTATCCAGAATGTGCTATATATGGCTACTTTGCTTCGGCAGAATATTTAATGACAATAGATGTTACTATGATAAATGAACAAAAATTAGCTGTAAGATTTTGGTGTAAAGAAAGTAATAATGCTTAAAAAGAAAAAAACAATTACAACGAGAACATCTACATCTCACAAAATGATTGCAATTAAATTAGATGAATTAAAAGAATTAGTAATAAAAAATTCAAATGACATAGAAGGTTTAAAAGCCCAAGTAAATATGGGTAAAGGTGGCATAAAAGCTATATTTGCAATTGGTTCATTAGTTGCTATAATATTAGGAACAGGAAAGTTTTTTAAATTTTGGGAATAATATGTGGTTTAGTGCAATTAAATTAGCTGTTAATGCTGGTAGTCATATTTACAAAAAGAAACAAGAAACTAAAATGATGATGGCCAATGCTCAAGCATCTCATGCAGAAAAAATGGCTAAAGGAGAAATTGAGTATAGTGGAAAACTATTAGAAGCTAGACAATCAGATTATAAGGATGAGGCAATTTTAATAATTCTTACGTTGCCAATCGTAGTGCTAGCCTATGGGGTTTTTAGTGATGATCCAGCAGCATCTGCAAAAATTCAAGAGTTCTTTCAACAGTTCCAACAGCTTCCTAGCTGGTTTACAAATTTATGGATACTTGTCGTTGCAAGTGTTTATGGTATAAAAGGTACACAAATCTTTAAAAAAAATAAATAGGAAATATTATGGGATTATGGAATAAAATAAAAGAAACCATTAAAAACAAAATTAAAACAACTAAAAAAATTGTTACAAAAAAGCCTAACAAACCTATTCAATGGGCTGGAGTTCAAAAAAAAAATAACGGTCAAGATTAAATGCAAGACTATCAAGAATTAAAAGAACGTATTAAAGAACATGAAGGTTATGTTAGTACAGTTTATAAAGATAGTCTTGGTTTTGCCACAATTGGATATGGTCATTTAATAGTAGATGGTGATCCATACGAAGAAGGACAGGATTATTCTAAAGTTATTTTAGATGAACAATTTGAAGAAGATTTTAACATTGCTTTATCTGGTGCTGAAAAAATACTAGGTGTAAGTGATATGAATTTTAAAGCTAAATGTGTCATAATTGAGATGGTGTTTCAATTAGGTATTGGTGGTGTATCTAAATTTAAAAAAGCATTAAAAGCTGTTGATGAAGAAGATTGGGATACAGCAGCAGATGAAATGTTAAATAGTAAATGGTCTAAACAAACTCCAGAACGTGCAGCAGAACTTTCATCTACAATGAGAAGTTGCAAATTTTAATAAATTAATCTATAAATTTATTCATGTTAATTATTGAAAATATAATTATTAATCATGGCAAAAACGAACCTGTTGAAATTATCAATGATGTACATATAGCAAATGGTTTAGTTAAATTTATTGACCCTAAAGATAAACTAAAAAACTTGGAGGAAACTATTGATGGTTCGCCAATAGAATATTATGAACAAAAGAATATTAGTGATTAGTGATATGCATATTCCTTACCATCATAAGGATAGTATAGAATTTTTAAAAGAAATTAAAAAACAATTTAAACCAGATAAAGTTATTAATATAGGTGATAGCGTTGATTTTCATGCTATATCAATGCATGATAGTAACCCAGATTTACCTAGTGCTGGAGATGAACTTACTTTAACCAGAAGATATATTAAAGAATTAGAAAATGTATTTCCAGAAGTTACAGAAGTAGATAGTAATCATTCTAGTTTAGTATTTAGACGAGCATTAAAATTTGGAATGAGTAAACAATTTATTAAATCTTATGGAGAATTTTTAGGTACAAAAAAATGGAAGTGGGTAGATAATATAACCTTAACTATGTCTAATGGTCAAAGGTGTTTTTTTACTCATGGTATGAGTGCTGATATTTTAAAAGTATCACAAGCTATGGGGATGAGTGCTGTGCAAGGACACTACCATACAAAATTTGTTATTAGTTGGTGGGCTAACCCAGACAATCTATTCTTTGGAATGAATGTAGGGTGTTTAACTAATCAAAAATCAATGGCATTTGAATATGCTAAAAATTTTAAGACAAGATTTATTCTTGGTTGTGGAATTATCCTAGATGGTATTCCAAGATTACTTCCAATGGTTTTAGATAAAAAAGGTAACTGGATTAAAAAATTAGTTTAACGAGCTGTACATGGTACGTT